CGATCTTTGCAATGAGCCTGTGGCTATTACTCCAGAGTTCAATGACAAAGTGTTTCTCACCTGTATGAGATGTCATGCCGTTAGCCACATAGCATTAAAGACATCCAAAGAACCAGATGAGCCAACAGAGCCGTAAGCATCGAGGGTACGCGACTGAAAGGCTGGTGGCATCGTTCTTGCAGCAATGGTGGCCACACGCTAGCGTAGGTCGAGGTCAAGGGAAGGATGTTCTTGGTGTTCCGTTCGACATCGAGATCAAAGCTCGTAACTCCCTAGACATAAGTGGAACGCTCCGCCAGATTAAAGCACGTACTTCCAAATCGGGGGAATTGGGATTTGCGTGTTTCAGACTTAATGGAATGGGAACTGCATCAGTCGAGCAATTCGTCTGTATGTTGCCGTTAGGTGATCTGGTGGAGCTTCTACGAAAGGCTGGCTACGAAAAGATTCCAGATAAGTTCGACTGGGAAGCTGCAAGCATTAGATGTGATTCATGTGGTAATTGGAAGATTAAACAATGGGAGTGCAAAGCCTGTGGGAAAGAAGCGTCTAATGCCAATGTATGAATATCGTTGTCCATTATGTAATACACAGATGGAGCTTGAATTATCTATGGATCATGATTTAGTTCGATGCACAGATTGCGGCGCACAAGCTAATCGCATCTATTCAGTGCCTGGCTTAGTGTTTAAAGGAAAGGGCTTTTATACAAATGACAAGAATCAATGATGAGGATTGCCCATGTTTCTACTTTGCTACATGTCCAGATGAAGGAGCGCACTTAGACAATTAAGAAACGCCGTCCTGACCTGCACTTATAGAAATGGATTTGACATGACCAGTACACTCAGAGGGCTAGAGCACACCAGGTGCTCAGAGCGAACCGCTCAGCGGTTAGTTCGCTCGGTAGCAATCGTGTTGGGGATAGCTCTATGCTTCTCCATAGGTTCAGCAGCAAGTGCGACAAACGATCCAACAACACGCATAACATCTAAGCAATATGCTAAAGGACAATTAACTACAAAGAACTACAAATGTTTAGCAGTTCTATATGGCAAAGAATCAGCATGGAATTGGAAAGCAGTAGGTAACTTAGAAGGTACTCAAAGAGTCTATGGGATACCTCAAGGTAAGAGTGAATGGTTACGTACAGCTAATCCATTACAACAGATTGATTGGGGCTTACGCTATATCGGACATAGGTATGGCTATGTGCGTACAATAGAGGGTATGCAACCCAATACATGTAAAGCTTTAGATCATTGGAAGCGTAAAGGATGGCATTGACAAGATATAACAAACGAGTCAATGACCCCAGAGATAGCAGAGCATGGCGTGCGTTGCGTAAGACTATCCTTGCAAGGGATCAATACATCTGTGCCTACTGCGGACAAGATGCAGATACTGTGGACCATGTGCATAGCATCAAGAACAACCCAGACATGGCCATGAATCCCGAGAACTTAGTGAGTGCGTGCAGACGCTGCAATAGCATGAAGGGTTCACGCTCAGAAGGCGTTTTTTTAGCACGCAAGTTCACCCCCCCTGTCTTTCCTGCCAATCTTTCCCCGAAGACCACCAGTTCGGTCCAAGCCGGTCCGATGTCTGGACAACCTAAACCAGAACTATGACAGTTCAAAGCAAAAAGAAGAAGAAGCTTGTTGGGGATTTGAAACCAAGGCTTCACAGTCCTTGGCTTAAAGGTAAATCTAGAGTCGATGAAGTCATTGAGTTAGCTGAGAAGATTGGTCAGCCATTACTTGAATGGCAGAAGCTAATTCTCAAAGATATGCTCACAGTTGATAGCAATAATCAATTCATCAAGCGCAGCACATTGCTGTTAATAGCTAGGCAGTCCGGAAAGAGCCATCTAGCACGTATGCGTGTCTTAGCAGGGTTATTCTGCTTTGGCGAAAAGGATATTCTTATGATGTCATCAAATAGATCAATGGCTCTTAAATCTTTCAACATTATTGCAGACATCATCGAACGCAATGACTTTCTTCGTGTTCAGCTAAAGAATGGCGACCCTAAGAAAGGAATCCGTAGAACCAATGGTGATGAGCGCATAATCCTTGAATCAGGGGCGCAAGTAGAAGTTGTAGCAGCTACATCCGATGGAGCGCGTGGCAGAACCGCAGACCTTCTATGGATTGACGAATTACGAGAAGTTACAGAAGTTGCAATGGATGCTTCTAAAAGCGTTACATTGACCAGACCTAACTCTCAGCGACTATTTACTAGTAATGCTGGCGATGCTTTTTCGAAAGTGCTTAATGACCTACACGAGCAATGCTTAAACCATCCACCTAAGTCTTTGGGATTCTATGAATACAGCGCACCACCATTCTGCGACATTTGGGATCGTAAGGCTTGGGCTATGGCAAATCCGTCACTTGGATATTTAATTCCTGAAGAGGCCATCGAGGAGACGATTGCAACATCGACAATGGAAGCGGCAAGAACCGAAACCCTTTGTCAATGGATTTCGTCAATCAGCAGCCCCTTTACTCCTGGTTCTTGGGAAGATATATGCGATAGATCGATGGAGATGAGTCCTGGACCTTTAACAGTCTTTGCTTTCGATATTGACATGAGCAGAAAAAATGCCGCACTTATAGCAGGACAGATTTTGCCAGATAGTCGAATTGGCGTGGCATTAGTCCAAACTTGGGAATCACAAATTTCAGTAGACGAATTAAAGATTGCTGCCGAGATTAAGGGCTGGTGCGATTCGTACAAACCTAGAGTTGTTTTGTACGATCGTTACACGACGCTTGCAGTAGCTGAGAGATTACAGAAATCCGGCGTAATGGTAGAAACAATCGTAGGAGCTGAGTTCTATGCCGCTTGCTCAACCCTCAAAGACCAAATCGACAATAAGAGAGTTGTTCATGCTGGGCAAGATGTCCTTGATCAACAAATGCAAAATTGCGGAGCAAAAAGCACAGATTCATCTTGGCGCTTAATCCGCAAAGCTAGTGCTGGTCCGATTGTTGGACCTATCGGCTTGGCAATGGTGGTAAGTCGATTATCTCAACCACAATCGACACCCCAGATATTTGCTTAGACACAACGACACAAAATTGTCAAGAATTAGACAAAGTATGGTAAGATGTCTATATGGGTATTTTTTCGCGCAATAAGCCAGAACCAAAATCTTCTATATTAGCGCAGTACGCCCCACAGATTATGGGCGATAGTCAAACTCTTTACAATTATGGATTTGTCAATGTTCACCGCAATGCCGCAATGTCAGTTCCTACTGTTGCCAGATGTCGCAACCTAATTGCTGGAACTATTGCATCATTACCTTTAGAACTTTATCGTAAATCAACTGGCGAAGAACTTGGATCACCGCTGTGGTTAGAACAACCATCTAAATCACAACCACGCGCCGTAACTATTAGCTGGACTGTTGATTCATTGCTTATGTATGGCTTAGCATATTGGCGCGTTACGGAATTGTATGCAGATGATGGCCGTCCAGCAAGGTTTGAATGGATTGCTAATACTCGCGTGACATTTGATTTAGATATTCATAATGTCTATGTCACAAATTATTATGTGGATGGCTCATCTGTACCAATGGAAGGTTTGGGAAGTTTAGTTACATTCCAAGCACTTGATGAAGGTATTCTTTCACGTGGAGCGAGAACAATTCAGTCAGCTATTGACATTGACAAGGCAGCATCCATAGCGGCACAAACTCCACAACCAGGTGGCTTTATCAAGAACTCAGGGGCTGACCTTGATCCTAAAGAAGTTCAAGGATTATTAGCTGCATGGAAGTCTGCTCGACAAAATCGTTCAACTGCTTATTTGACAAGCACTCTTGATTACACACCAGTTTCATTCTCACCCAAAGACATGATGTATGACGAAGCAAAACAATTCATGGCTACTGAAATTGCAAGAATGTGCAACGTTCCTGCAATATATGTTTCAGCAGACATGAACTCAAGTTACACATATAGCAATTTGTTAGATTCTAGAAAAGATTTCGTCTCGTACTCTTTACAGCCATTCATTTCGGCGATTGAAGATCGTCTATCTATGGACGACATTACAGCGCGTGGCAATGTAGTTAAATTTGCAATCAATGACACATTTTTGCGCCAAGACCCATTACAAGAATTATTAGTTATTGAAAAACTGCTTTCACTTGGACTCATCACAGTAGAACAAGCGATGGAAATGACAGATCAAACACCTAACGGAAATGAGGGGATGACATCTTGAAGATTACCTTCGATGCAGCCTTCGCTGCTGATGTTCAGGCATCAAGCGAAACTAGACAAATCAGCGGAAAGATTGTTCCTCTTGGAACTGAAACAGGTAACACATCCGCTGGCCCAGTAGTATTTGAGCGCGGATCAATCGAGATTCCAGAACCAAAGACTGTGCGACTACTCAGTCAGCACGATGTCAAGGCCCCATTAGGCCGCGCTCAATCTTTTACAGAAACAGATGAAGCAATCTTTGCATCATTCAAAATTAGCAATTCATCACGCGGAACAGATGCTCTTATCCTTGCAAGCGAAGGATTACAAGCTGGACTTTCAGTAGGCGTAGAAGTATTAAAGTCATCAATTCAAAAAGGTGTCATCCATGTCACCGCAGCAAAACTCATGGAAGTAAGTTTAGTAACAGAGCCAGCGTTTAAGTCTGCTCAAGTTACTGATATCGCAGCAGAGGAAACTGAACAAGTAGCCGAAGCAGCAACAGAAACCCAACCATCAAACGAAAGCGAGACAGCTGTGGAGAATACTCCAGAGACAGTTGCAGCACCAGAAGTGGAAGCAGCAGCGGTTGAAGCTGCTCGTCCAACTGTTACTGCAATGGCATATACAACTCCAAGAATTGAAGTTACAAAGCGTAACTACTTGGAAAACACAATCAAGGCAAACCTAAACGGCGATGATGAAGCTCGTCAATGGCTACGCGCTGCTGACAATGACCAATCAACAGGTGCAGGTTTCATTCCAACACCACAAAGCACACAACTTCTTAACTTCCTTTCAAACGCAGATCGTCCAATGATTGATTCGATTTCTCGTGGCGCAATGCCAGAATTTGGAAAAACTTTTGAGCTTCCAAAGATTACTGAAGTGCCTCTAGTCGATCAAATCGATGAAAACAGCCCAGTAACAGAATCACAACTCGAAGCATCATTTATCACAGTAACAAAGAAGTCCTTTAAGGGTCGTGCAATCACTACTCTAGAACTCCTAACAAATTCAACACCTGCATTTCTAGATGAGCTTCTTGTTCAGATGGAATTTGCTTACGCAAAAGATACTGAAGAATTTGTAACAACTGCTATTCAAGGCGCAGGTACTCTTAACGCAACAGCACAGGCTAACTCAGCAACAGGTTTGCTAAGTTATG